ATGCCGCTGACTGACGTCCAGATCCGGAAGGCCAAGGCCGCCGAGAAGCCCTACAAGCTCAACGACGGGGCCGGCCTGCACCTCTACGTCTCCACCGCCGGCGGCAAATCGTGGCGCTACCGCTACGAGGTCGGGGGGAAAGAAAAGCTCCTGACGATCGGATCGTACCCGGACGTCAGCCTCGCGGAGGCGCGCGACGCCCGAGCGGCCGCGCGAGCCGCGGTGAAGGCCGGCCGCGACCCGTCCGCCGAGAAGCGCGAGGTCGCCGCCGCCGCGGAGCCGGTCGCCAATCCCTCCGAGACGTTCGAGGTCATCGCTCGGGAGTGGCACACGCTGAACGCCGGCCGCTGGACGGAGACGCATGCGAGCGACGTGCTCGTGAGCCTCGAGCGCGACGTTTTCCCCGATCTGGGGGAAAAGGCCCTGCCGGAGATCGGCGCCCCGACCCTGCTTACGACGCTGCGGAAGATCGAGGCCCGCGGAGCGAAGGAGACCGCCCGCCGCGTCAGGCAGCGCGTGTCCGCGGTGTTCGGCTTCGCCATCGCCTCGGGGCGCGCGACGCATGATCCCGCCGCCCAGGTAGAGAAGGCGATGGCTCCGCTCCCGAAGAAGGGGCGCCAGCCTGCGGTGACCGACCTGGACGAGGCGAGGCAGGTGCTGCGCGACGCGGACGCGACGCCGGCGCACCCCGTGACCAAGCTGGCCCTGCGCATCCTGGCTCTGACCGCGCTGCGGCCCGGCGAACTGCGCGGCGCCGCCTGGGGCGAGCTGCGGCTAGAGGGCGACGACCCGCAGTGGGTCGTGCCGGGGCCGCGGATGAAGATGAAGGTGGAGCACGTCGTCCCGCTCTCGATGCAGGCGGTGGAGGCTCTGAAGGTCTTGCGCTCCCAGACGGGCCGCGGCGCCTTCCTGTTCCCCAACGATCGCCACGTCTCGAAGCCGATGTCGGAGAACGCGATCGGGTATCTGCTGAACCGAGCCGGGTATCACGGCCGGCACGTGCCGCATGGCTGGCGCGCGGCGTTCTCTACGATCATGAACGAGCGCTTCAAGGCGGACCGCCAGATCATCGACCTGATGCTGGCGCACGCGCCGAAGGACAAGGTCGAGAAAGCCTATAACCGCGCCGAGCACATGGACCGCCGGCGGGAGCTGGCGCAGATCTGGGCCGACCTGCTGATGGTCGACCAGGCGCCGCTGAGCGAGATCTTCGAGGGCGCTCGGCGCTAGCGAAGGTCGCGCTCGATGCCCGCGATCACGGCCTCGGCCTGGCTGATCAAGAGCGGCACGTGAGCGGCGATCGGATCGAACATCTTCGGCATCTCCTCGCGGCGGAGCAGGCCTTCGATGGACAGATCGTGGCGGTGAAGATCCTGGAGTAGCGCGTTCAGCGCGTCCAAGGTCTCGGAACTCAGGGTGGAGCGGTCGACGGTTTCGACAGCACGCAGGTGGTCACGAGCAGCGTCAGCCATGAAGGTCTCCATGGGACGCCTCGCCGCCCCGTTAACTGAAGCGTAAGCTACGTAACATACGTATGTCCAGCCGGTTGCGCATGCTGCGCTGGTCGGGTAGGAGTTTTCCCCATGGCCGACGAACTCAAGTCCGAACGCATCCAGGTGCTTCTCAGCCCGTCAGAGCTGAAGGCGATCGATGATTGGGGTTTCTCGTGCCGCATCAGATCGCGAGGCGAGGCAATCCGTCAGTTGGTCGATATCGGCTTGCTGTCTCACAAAGATCATGAGGTGACAAAAGCCGCTCTACACCTAGCTGACGTACATTCAAAAATATTAGCTCCTTATCTTGAAGTTCCTGGCACATTTTCTAATGAAACATTGCAGGAGTTACTTGACGCGCTGGATCGTATGATTGGTCTTCAGGAAAAGCTCAACGAGGATGCGCCGGAGATTGCTGGGAGAATCAAAGCGCGCATGGACGCGGCCTTGGCCGAAGCAAACGAAGACGGCGACGCCAAGCCTTAGAACGGCCGCCTACCGCTCCCTATCCACCCTCGGAGGAACGCGGGGCGAAGGACGGCCCTGAGGATGAATGGATCCGGGAACCCTCTCCACGTCGGACTTTCCAGAAAAGGGGGCTGTGCGCCTGCCCTGCCCTCCAGACGCGTCCGCACCTGGGCCTGCTCGATCAGGATGCGCTCGAGCTTCTGGTTCGTCTCGCGCGTGGCGGCTTCCTGCTTTTCGGCAAGCTCCTTCATGGTGCTCTGGAACAGTTCGACCACTCGGCTGATGCGCGTGTCGAGGCCCTTGATCTCCGTCGAGTTGGACTGAGACGAGAGGGCGTTGTCCCGTGTCGCCTGCATGCTCTGGTCGACCGCTTTCCGCCATTCGCGCCAGGCCAGAAGCTCCTCGCGCTGCCGGGACTCACCGGCTTCCATACGGTCGCTGAGGCGTTCGATCAGCCGCGGGAGCGGTTCGAGGATCTGAGCCTGCGCCGCGTTCGTCTTCGTGTTCGCCTCGATCGCGTTGTAGAGCCCGATGCCGCCCAAGGCGCACGACAGGATGAGCCCTGCGAGCGGGATGATGCCTGAGGGCTTGGACCACTCGGCGCGCAGGGCTCCCCAGCCTGTGGGCTGCGGTGGCTGGCTTCGACGCATGGTCTCTTGGAGGGTGTCTGAGATCGCGTCGATCTTTGCCCTGAGCTGTTCCAACGTCTGCCTCGCGATCTCGGGGTTTGTAGCGACGCCGAGCGTCGGGGCGACCTCAGGGGTATCGTCAGCCATCAATCGGTCAGGCCAGCGGGCGCGTGGTGGTCTCGCGGCCGTACCAGGCATAGGCGAGGCCGGCGATCGTGATGACGGTCGTGCTCACGGTGGAAACGTCGTCGGCGTTCCACGTCGCGCCGAACCAGCCCGCCGCGATCACGATCGACTTTGCGAAGCCGGTGATCTGGAGAAGCTGCGCGGCGCCGGCCGCCGTGATGCCCTGCAGCGTCTCGGACGCCCACCGCGAGACGGGCTTCAGGGCAGGCGAGATCGCAGGATCGGTGACGACTCGCTTGGCGACCTCGGCGGGCGTCGCGCTGTTTGGCAGATTGCGGACAGCGTCCTCGACGGCGTCGGCGAGCCGCGGCTTCGTGATCGCTTTCGACATGGCATTAACTCCGGGAGAGTTCGGCTCGGGCCGAGACGATGGTCGCGTAGGCCGCGGCGAGCGCAGCAGCGCCCTGCACGAGATCGGCGGGACGGTTGAGGCAGATGTCGGTCGCGACGGCATGCGCCGCGGCCGCGGTCGCAAGGCGTTTGGGGCTGGCGTTCCGAGCGACAGCCACGGTGACGTAGCTCGCATACAGCGCAGGCTCAGCCGCGCAGACGCTGTCGATGGTCTTGGCGTAGGTGAGCGCTCCCGCAGAGCCGCAACCGGCGAGCGAAAGCGCGAGCAGGCCGCAGACGGCCGCCCGTGTGAACAGGTTGATCATGTCAGGCTCCGATGAGCGCGCAGGCCAGCGCGAGCGCGAAGGGGGATGCGAGGGTGGCGAGGATTATGGCGCGGGAGGTCACGAGCCCCGCGCCGTTTCGAGGATCTCGACGCGGCGCTTCAGGTCCTGCACCTCGATCGTGAGGCTCGCGATGATCGACTGTCCCACGGTGCCGATAGCGGGGTCAGGAGCTGTCGGGAGAGGCGCGGGCTTGGGTGTAGGCTCAGGCGACGGAACGGCCTTCGTGGCGGCTCTAATCGCGGCTGCGAAGCTCTCCGCATAGCCGGCGATGAGCGGGGCCTTGTCGGTGCCGTTGATGACACGGCGGGCGTTGGGGAAATCGACCTTCGAGCCACCGATGTAGTCGCCGAGCTTCTTGCCGGTGAATGTGCCGAGCATGCAGCCCTGGGCGAGGATGCGAGCCGCAAGCGGGCGCTCCTTCACGAGGTCTGGATTGGCGACGATGTCGATCCCGGTCCGCTGCGCCCAATCGGTATAGTTCCGCCGGCCCGTAAGCTGCACGAAGCCGCGGCCCTTGAAGCGCTTCCCGTCCCCAGCGACCGTGTTCCCGAGGTCCTTACGACCCTCATAGGCCGCGCCCGATGCGTACTCGGTCATGGTCTTGAAGCGGTCGCTCTCGTGCCAAGCGGTCGCCAACAGGTACGCGAGCTTGTTCGCGTCGCCGTCCCCGTAGGTTTCCCATGCGTCGAGGATGGCGTCGCAGCCGTCGACAGCGCTCTGTGAGAGCGAACCGCCGAACGGCTTCGCACGCGCCGCCGCGAAGAACGCAGCACGGTTCATGGCAGTCTCCGATGTTTGGGCATGAAAAAGCCCCGCGCGAGGGCGGGGCGATGTGTGTTATCTTGCGCCAGTCAGGATGGGGATCGAGATGGCGAAGTTTACTGACGGCCCATGGCGTTACGTGCCTTATGGCATTGTAGAATTAGGAGCGCCTGACCGGCTCCTTTACGGTGACGGCGACGCATCCAATGAAGATATGCACCTGATCGCCGCGTCACTTGACCTTTATGAGGTAGTAAAACACGCATTGGCCTGCGAGCCTGAAAACTCTGATGCGCCTTGGGTGCCAGCGGCGCGTGCAGCTCTCGCCAAAGCCGAGGCCGGCTTAAGTGATGAGGCGCAAAGAGAATTTGCCGAACTCAGTCGTTGACGAAGCCATCGTCGGGCAGCGTCTCGGTGTAGGGGTCCATGTCTGGGCTCCAACAAAAAAGCCGCCCCGGAGGGCGGCTTTGATGGCGACTATGATTTGCCCTTAAGGCTGCGCGGCGCTCGCGCGCTTCGCGATCCGCGCCTCCCGAGAGGCAATACGTTCGGCCTTGGTGGAGGTCTTCGTTTTGACCCTAGTGAAGCGGTCCGACTTGTCAGCGCCACTCTTCTTCCGAGCGATCAAGGCCGCGCGCTTGGTCGCCTTGGCCTCGCGCATCTCTTTGAGCTTTATGCTCGCGGTATCGCCCCCAAGCTCTTTGTCGAGCGTGATCGCGGCGGTGTAGACCTTCGATAGCCGCGCGTCGTCCAATTCAGTCTTGCAGAAGTAGCGCTCAAAAGCCTTCATGTTGAGGTCGAGCACATGCGAGTGCAGATGCCGGCGGTCCGCGCCAAACTGATGCCGGAATGCCTCGGTGACGATCTCGTAAGACGGGAAGTAAAAGAGCTTGTCGTCGTCCGCCTGCCGCTCGCGCAGCATCTTGCCGAGCGCGGCCCGCAGGATGGCTTTCGATTCCGTGTTCGCGACGATGCACGGGATCGCGCGGAAGGTCGCCGCCAGCGCGATCGGCGACACCGTGAACACGATGTGCGCCTCGGGCTTCCTCTCCCGGATCAGGGAGTGGATCGCTTTCAGGTTTTCGTAGCTCTCGTCAAACTCGGCGAGACGGAACTTGTGGCGCGTAGGGTCCAGCTTGTCGTCCGGCGGGGTGCGCCAGAACACTTCGCCGGTGACCTCGTCGTACCAGATCTCCGACAGCCCAAGCGTGATGATGAACACGTCCGCAGCGTCGAACAGCTCGGCTGTCTTAAGCCGGACGGCCTCGTCGTAGCCGAACTCCTCCGCGTTGTAGCCGCGCCAGAGGTCGGCCTTAGGAACGACATTGTTCCAAGCCCACTCGAACTGTTGACGGATGGCGAAAGTGTTCACCATGCCGTCGCCCATCTTCGAGATGTAGGCGATCGTGTCACGCTTCGTCGCGACGTTGAAGCCGAGATCGTTCAGATAGTTGCTGATGTTGTTTGCGAAACAGCTTCCGAAGGCGACGATCGTGGTGTCGGCGCCGATGAACCGCTCGGAAGGCATAAGCCCGTTGAGCAGATACCTTTGGAGCCCCTGCGGCCCGCGCAGGCGGACGGCGGAGGGGCCGAAGGTCGCGTCGGCTCCCCGATTGTAGGACTTTCCGACCCTGACCTCGCGACCCTCGACAAACCCCGAGACGCGCCCTGCGCTGTTCGGTTCCTTCGCCATCCGCCTACCCCGCTGCCTGACTGACGCCGCACGTTGCAGCAGTCAGGCGCGGACGTGCAAGCGTTTTACGCCGCCTGCGCCACCTGCCACTCCCAGCCGCCGGTCGCGTCGGCGGGCCAGTTGCCGTCAGCGATCACGTGGCCGATCGCGAGCAACTCGGCCGAAGCGCTCGTCAGGCAGTGCTTCGTCGCAGGGGTCATCACTCGTCGTTCCCCGCGAGCACGCGACCGTGGAACATCATGACGAAGCTGAGCGGGCCCGCGTTGGGCGTGGTGACGTTGAGGTAAAGGTGTTCGCTCTCCACCGGCGCATCGAGGCCGGCGAAGGTCTTGCGACTCCGCAGCTCGCCGGTCAGCCCCGCGAGCGTCGTTCCCGCCGGCAGCACCGCCCGCCCGCCGCCCGCGGCCCCGCCCTCCTTCGTGTAGACGCCGAAGGTGAGCGCGCCCGGCGTCGCGGTCGCGTCAATCACGTCGATCCTTTCGATTACATAGCGCCGATATGGCCCCATGTAGATCACTTGATCGCCGGCTACAGCGCCGTTGAGCGCCTGCAGCGGCGTGTCAGGCCGCCAGCGCGGCCCCATCAGCGTCGGCGGCGCCATGACGAAGCGCGGCGTGCCAAGGCCGCCGTCAGGATCGGTGATGTCGAGAGGATAGATACCCCGCGGGATCGCGGCGAACGGCACACCGTTCTTCATGAACATCATGCCGTCGCCCATCGCGGCGAGCGCCGAATAGGTCACGACGTCGGCCGACGGAACGCCGCCTCCGCCGCCGGGAACCAGCACGAAACCGAACTTCGCCATCAGGGTCTCCTCAGGACAGGACGAAGCCGGCGGCGAGCAGCCGCGGGCGGACTTCGGCATAGGTGACGTCGCCGGCGTCCTTGCCGGTTTCGAGCGCCTCGAGCACGATGTGACCGGCGATCTCGCCGACCATCCCCATCACGGTCTCGATACGCAAATCCGACTCCATGACCGCGCTCGCGGAGCCGATCCAGCCGAACAGGCCGTTTACCGAGTGCCTCGGATGAGGCTTTAGCCCACTCATGGGGTACTGCCACGTGCCGGTGAGGTGCGGCTCCGTCTCGCCCTCCTTGAAGGTCAGGCCAGACACGGGGTCATGGTAGATGTGGTTGTAGTGGATGTCGCAGTTGTAGCCGAGCGGGCCGCAAGCGTCCGGCTTCGGCTGGTTGAAGTTGTCCCAGGTAATCCGCTCCGGTCCGATTGGGCGACGCACCGTCCGTCGATAGGGCTGCGGCGGGATGCCGGGCGCCCGCCAGAAGTGGGTCTGGTAGATCTGCGACGGCAGGGCGTAGACGTCCATCTTCTGCTTGAGCAGCGGGTTCAGCTCGGTCGAGTTGTAGGCCGTGTAGATCTTGCCGAAGGTCGTCAGGAACATCTCGTCGAAATAGGCGCGGGCGGCGTCCGGGGTCCGGATCCGCGGGTATTTCCGCGCCATCAGCGGCTCGTTGAGATTGGTCGGGTTTGTGGTGTGAAGCCCGTTGAGCTCCTCGCCCTCGAAGGGGTGGCTCGACGAGATGTAGCCGATGTTGTTCGCGCCGCGCTGCTTCAGCTCGCTGATGTAGTCGGCGAACATCGCCGGCCGGTAGCCGAGATCCTCCAGCGGCCCGGCGAGCGAGGACCAGGAGACCCGGTCGGGCATCGTCGACATCACGAAGCGCCAGCTGTGGCCCATGGAGGTGAGCGAGCCCCGGAAGTCGCCTTGCGTCGGCGCGAAGGTGCGCTGTCGATGCACGTCGCCCTCGACCGTGCGGACGGGGAAATCGACGATGTCGTTGCCGTGCACGTTCCAGGTGGAGACGCCGGCGTTCGGCTCGCCGTGCAGCAGCCGGTCGGTGCGGCCATATTCGTGGGGGATCCCGGCCAGCATCTGCAGCCAGCCCTCATAGGAGGCGTCGACCCACTGCGAGAAGGTGACCGTGTCGCCGTTCGACAGCTGCAGGCTGGTGTGCCGCGTCGCGCCGTCGGCGCGGGTCGTCTTCTGAACGTCGACGATGTCGACCGCGCGCAGCAGCGTGATGTTCGGGTGAGCCCCGTACATCGTATCGATGACGTGGGTCACCCACAGCGGCGAGATGTTCTTCGGCAGGCCGCTGATCTTGTGCAGCGCGAGATCGTGGTTCGGGTCCGGGTTCCACACCCGCCCGAGCGCCTCCGCGCGCGCCTGCACCGCGCGAAAGAACGCAAGCGTCAGGCCCGAGGCGTTGTTGCTGGAATAGTCGACCTGAAGCACGCCTGCCACCAGCATGCCGCCGAACTCGTTGGTCCACTCGCCCACGACCACCTTGTAGCCGGCGTTCGCGATGACGAGCGCGGCGTTGAGGCCGGCAAGTTGCGCGCCGCAGACGTAGAAATCAGCCTGGATCGTCGCCATGGTTCAGACCCCCGCTGCGATGGCGGCGGCGAAGGCCGCGTCGGTGTCGACGATGAGGTCGCGCTGCGCCTTGGTGAGGAATGGCGCCACGCCGGCGCCGTAGATCGCGCCGGGGAAGAAGTTCGCTGGCGCGTTTCCGGTCGACGACCCACAGCCGATTTTGACCGTGAAGCCAGCGTTGTCGGCGTTGCCGACAACGGACGGAATCTCGATGTCGGTCTTGATATAGCTGGCGATGGTCTTCTCTGCGGCGTTGCGCGAGACAAAGTGATGGCCGCCCGTCGCGGGCGTCGCCGGGTAAGCCTCGTCGGAGTATTGGAGGCCGCTGCCCCGCACGCTGTCGCCGAAGTCGGTCACACGGAACTTCGTGCTGCTCAGCAGGTTCACCGCGAGCCGCAGACGCTGCGAGCCGATCAGCGTGTTGTTGCTGGCCTTGGCGCCCGCCGGCGCGATCGCCCAAGCCGTGTGGTTCGTGACGGTGATGCCCGCGGAGCCAGAAGCGAGCACGCCGATCCCGGTCTCAAAGCCGTCGTCGACGCCGTCGAAGATCCAATTCGACCAGGCGGTGTGTCCCGGAGCGCCCAACGGATTCAGGGTGTGATGCGCGCCTGCCCAATTGATCCGGCTGTCGGCGAGGTTCGGCGCGCGCGGCGTATAGAAGCCGCCGCCAGCGGCGTCGATGGCCTGAAGGACACCGCCGTACCAGAGCGCGCGGAAGGCATCCGTGATCTTCGTCCGCGCCGCCGTTGAAAGGGTCGCAGTGTAACGCGCCAGGTGCGCCGCCAGCGCGGCCTCATAGCCCCCGGTGACGTTCGGATCGGCGATCGACGTGCTGCCGAAGGCGACCGAGAACGCCGCGTCGGCCTGATCGGCGATCACATAGATATCGCCGAGGAGGAAGTCCCCATCGGTGTAAACAAGCGTCTCGCCGCCCAGCGGCGGGAAAATGTACTTGCAGTCCGCAAGCGAGGCCGGGGTCCGGCCGCCGTCCAGCAGACCGACCATCGGCCCGCTCGGGTCGGTCGATTTGTTCTGGATGGTCATGCGGCGCAGGCCCGCGTCGCTGTAAATCGCGCGCTTCGCCTGCGTGCCGACGGTTGACATGACCTCGTAGGGATTGAGCTTCTCTGGCGCCATGTCGATGATCTCAGCCTGGAGGGTTGCGAGGGCGGTTTCGGCCGCGGTCATCCGCGTCTGGAGGGCGGCGACGTCTGACTTTTTGGGAATGGGGCCGCCGACGCCGAAGACGCGGTAACGCTGCCCCTCGGCGAAGAGGTAGTAGTCTGTCCCCGGTTGAAAGGCGCCCTCCGGCAGCGCGTTGTTGTCCATGTCGCGCACCGGCCGATCGACAGGATCGCCGTTGAAGCGAGCGTAGACCGCGTCGGTGTTAGGGACCGTTGGCCGGTAGACGACGATCGCGTTGTTGAGCCGGAGATCGTCCGGGCTAATTGCCGGACCGGAGGTCGTGCCGACAATAAGGTTTCCGGTGGATCCCTCGTGCAGCTCGAGCCGCCTCGTCATGGCGAAGCTTGGCGCCTTGGCCGTGTAGAAGCCGATCACCCCGCTGATCATCCGCCAGCGCGAATTTTGCGCGGAGTAACGCGCGCCGTAGACGCGGGGCGGCTGCAAGTCGCCTTCGAGGTTGGCGGTGTCGCCCTGGCCACGGAACTCGACTAGCCCAAGGCCGCTGACGTTGAGCCGCGTCGGACCAGCGCTGGCGATCTGCACCTGGAACCAGACCTCAGCGCCCTCCACGAGGGCGGCAAGCGGCGGCGTCGGGTTGACGATAATGTCGTTCGCCGTACTGACCGCGTCGGCGACGGCGAAACGCGCCTTGCCCGAGAGCAGCTCCAAGGCGGTCACGCGGGCGGCGAGCAGCAGGTAGGCCTCGACGCCGACGAGCGTCTTGAGCAACGTCGACCCGTTGACGCCACGGACGCGGATGTCGATCGCGTTCTCTGCGGCTGTCGCCACGACGCTGAAGACGTCGCCGGTCGAGGTCGCCGCCTCGCCTTCCGCCACGGAGACGTAAAGGTTGCTCGCCGACGCAGCCGCGGAGGCCGACGCGTCGGCGCGGTCGGCCGCCTGCTGGCTCGCGGTCGCAGATACCCCCGCTGCGCTCGCGGAAGCCGCCGCCGCGGAACGATCCGCCAAGGTCGCAACACGGTCGGCCGCCGCCGCCGCCTGCGCCGTCTCCGCGGCGGCGGCATGCCCGCCGGCGGTTGCCGCGCTCGCCGAGGCGTCGCCTGCGCTCGTCTCGGCGGCGGTGGCGGAAGCCGCCACGTCGTCGACCATTCCGGCGACAGCCTCCCGATCCGCCGCTGCGCTGTCGCGAGAGTCGCCAGCAGATTCAGCCGCCTGCGACGCGCTATCCGCCGCGGCCTCCGCAGCCGCCCGCGCCGCCGTCGCGCCATCGAACGCCTCGAAATTGGGCCTGAGGTCGAACAGCGCGCGCCAGTCAGGCGATGTGTCGCTCGGAACCGCGCTCGTGGCCCTCAGGGCGAACCAGTACTTCCCGTCGTGATAGACGCCCGACCGCGGACAGACGCACTCGCCCGGCGCATAGGATGCGCGCGGGGTGACGCCAGCAACGCCCGGAAATCGGGATGCAGTGATAGCCATTTCTTACTCCCGGAATTGTCGGACGCCGGACGCGAAACAGCCGGTTTGGCCGTCAGCGGTGGCGAAGAGGTCGAGGCGGTAGTCGTGGGGGCGCAGCGCATCGGCGACGGCGGACGCGGGCACGCGCAGGAACAGATCGACGTCGCCATTCGTGGCGCGCGACCCGATCTCAAGGCGGACGGGAGGAGGGTCGTTAACCGCGTCCACGAGGGGGATCACCAACGCGACCTCATCGGGGCGATAAAGATCGACAAGCCGCGCCTCGAGCGTCACTCCAACGAGGTCGACCGCTTCTGGCGTTGCGGTCAGCGTGACGCTCTCGATCCAGTCCTCGCGCAAGCGCAAGGCTGCCGTCCCGAGAGTTCGGGTCAGTCGGAGCATGTCGGGATCTTTCAGGAGAGGAGGAGCGTCAGGCGGTCCGAAGAGCGATGACGCGGGCCTTGAGCGTCACCGTTCCCGCAAGCGCAAGCGTGATGACGGGCACGATAAGCCTGGCTTCAATGCGTCCCGCCGAGGTCACGAAAGCGTAGTTCGTGGGCGCGAAGCCGGCCGCCCACGTCGCCGCCGGGCGCAACGTCAGCATGTCGCCGACCTTGGCGCCTGCAAGCGGCGCGTTGATGGAGACGATCCCGGTCTGAACCGAAACCGTGAGGTTGAGCGACAGGTCGACCTCGCCAAGATCGACGCGGGTCATGACGCTTGAGGCCGTCGTGCGGGCGATCTGCTCGGCGTCCGCCGCCATCTTGCCGACCATCTTCACACGGTCGCGATAGTCGCTCACGGGGCTCATGGCGTGAGAAGCCCCGCCTTGTAGTCGTTCAACAGCGCGCCTTCGTTCTTCCCGATGAACAGGCCGACCTTCGTGCCGGTCGCGAGGATGCCGCCGAGGGAGGTCCAGCCGATGACCTCGACGCCGCCCACAAGCGCCCGCACCTGATTGCCCTTCGCCTCAAGCCGGTACCGCGTTCCGGCGGCGGCGAGCGCCATCGCGGCGGAGCTGACGAGCGTCGTGAAGGACCCGCCGTTGCGATATTCGATCCGCCACACGCCCCCGACGTAGCGGATACCGATGTGGTGCGTCGTGTCGGAGTAGCGAACCAAAAGCGCGCGGGAGAGCGTCGCCGCCGTGAAGGCGATCTCGCCTTCGGCGTAGTGGTCGGGGTCGAAAAGATCGGCCGCCACGTACCAGGTCGATGTGTCCGACACTCCATGCAGCACGTTCGAGACGATGGTGGCGGCGCCGTCCGCGCCGGTCGCCTTGATATAAGGGCTCCCGAGCGGTCCGCCGGCGCGGTTGTAATCGTCGGCGAAGACCTCGCCCGCGATCCGCGCGAAGGTCGCCCCCGTGTCCACGTCCGCCGCGTAGGCCTCCGGCGACCGCAGCCCCGACGAGTTCAGCGCGAACCAGGGGTAGCGCCAGACGCCGGGGCCGGGGCTGTCGGTGTAGCTTTTCGGCTCGTTCGGCTGCGTGATCTGCGGCGCGCCAAGGGCGACGCCGGCGAGCGCGGCCTGATCCGGCCGGCAGCGCCGGACCTCGAGCGAGCGGATATGCGTGTCGTTCGGCGCGCTCTTGGCGCTCGTGAAAACCGACGCTCCGGTGATGTCGAGCTGCGCAGTGATGGGCGCCTGCGGCGGCGTGGCGTCGGCCACCGCGACGATGTTCTCGATCATCGCCCAGTCTCCCGGCGCCTGACTGGAGCCGATGAACCGCACCCGCATGTCGTAGGACTCGCCGTCGACCAGCGGGAAGGCCTCGGCCTTGCGCTGGCTGTCGGCGACCGACATCGGCTTCCAGACGTTCTGATCCGCGACCGAGATCTGCGCCTCCGCGTCGAGATCGTCGTCCTCCGGCTCGTCCCACGCGAGCTCCATACCGACGACCACGCCCGATCCGGAGTTGCGCCGCAGGACGGTCGCCGACAGTCCATCCGGCGTCTCAATCGCGTCCGGCGCGTCGTCCTCGGGCGACACGGGGGCGACGCCCTCCTCCGTCGCGAAGTCGAAGGCGAAGGCTTCCTCCGTCATGCTCGCGACTTCCAGGGTGACGCTCATATCGCTGTCGTCGAGCCGGATCGACTGCACCTCGAAGCTCTCGTTGTCGATGTCGAGGTCTTCGATCGAGATCCGGATGAAGCGTTGATCCCAGGCCTTCATGCCGTAGAGGTTCGTGGTGATCGTGCCGGACCAGCGCGGGTTGAGCCGGCGGTCGAAGAACTTCGCCACCCGCCGGGCGTGGTGGTGGTTCTGGATCTCGTAGGCCTCGATCGTCGTCGACTTGACCTGGCCGGTGGCGGTGATCAGCGCTTCGTTGCGCCACTTCTGGGCGTCGGCCTCGGAGTATTTGGCGTCCGGGTTCGTCCACTTGACCAGAACTTCGTTCGTCTCGCGAAGCGGCCCTGTGCGGTCCTCCAGCCGGTAGTGCGAGATCATCCGGTCTTCGATGAAGACCGTTGGCTCCTCCCATTCCCCGACCTTGAAGCCGATCTTCCCCTCCGGGCGGAGGTAGAGCCGCCCGAGCATCGCGGTCATCAGCCGGCGCAGATTGTCTTCATGCGCGGTGTCGAAGACGTGGGTGAACTCGCCGTGGTAGCGGCGGACGGTCTTCCCATCCTTCGCCGGCAGGATCTCGTCGGCCTTGTTCGCGGCGACGACAAAGTCGGGGTCGTGGACCAGCGAAGCCGGGATCTGCATCGCATCGGCGTGGGTCAGATAGTCCCGCAGAATCAACGGCAGGTTCGGCGTGAAGATCGTCGTCGCCGACCGCGGGTCGTAGACGAGCGCGCAGTCCGCGACGCCGTTCCACTGCGGTATGCGGTTGGGGTAGGTTTCCTGGAAGTTCTTGGCTTTGACGCCGCTGGTGTAGAGCTCGACGAGCACGCATCCCAGGCCGCGGTGGTCGTCGGTGACGCGGTCGGAGAACCGGCGCTTCCAGCCGGCGAAGACGATTTGATCCTGCGTCCCCATCCGGCGCCGGATCTCGACCTCCGTCGCGAAGGGGTCGTTGGTGGCGTCGCCCTCGCTGTCCGTGTAGCAGATGCGGTCGTCGATGTAGTCCTCGTAGAAGGCGCTGTAGGGACCTTCCCCGACGTAGAGGATCTGCGTCAGGTTGCCGTTGCGCTGCTTGATGAACAGACGTTTCGCCCCGAGACGCTTGCGTCCGTAGTGCCGGACGCGCGGAGGCGTCGACTGCTGGAACAGGGCCTTGCCCGTGTCCGGCTTCGGCGGGCGCGGAGCCAGCAGGGCGGGCAACAGCGACAGCCCCAGGCCGATGGCGCCGGCGACGATGTTGCCGAGCAACGTCAGCGAACCGCCCGCCGCGAGCGCCCCGCCGAACGCCGGCGCTATGGCGAGAACGAGCGCCTGCGGGTTCACGCGAAGCTCCAGGCCGCGACCACGCGGACGTCGCGCGCGTCGCGGACGCTCAAGCCGTCCGCGCACTTGATCGCCCAACGTCCGGCAGGGGTCATGATCGCTCCGAACCAGGTGGACGAGCCGTCAGGCAGGAAGGCGCGCACCACGGCGACGTCGCCGGGGTTCGGGTCGCGGGCGCGGCGCGCGCCGGCCGCCGCCATCCGGCGGGCGACGAGGCGCGGCAGACAGCCCTCGCGGAAGAACAGAAGCTCGGCGTCGGCCTCGGAAGCGTAGGCGCCGCGCAGATCGCCGGCCGGGTCGCAGCCGGTGTTCATGAGCCACCAGTCCGCCGGCGCGAGGACGCAGTCCACCGCGCCCCACCCGAAGCGCGTCCGGGCGAGGCCTTTCAGGAAGTCGGCGAGCATCGGCTACTTCGGGAACTTGACGTAGACGCTCTCGATCCCGGCGATGAACTCGGCGATCCGGTCGCCGGGATGGCGCGCCTTCTGATCGGGGTCGCTCATGTAGGCGGCGCGCGTCCGTTTCTTGCTGGCGAAGGGCGTCTCGGCGGTCAGCGTAACCGTGCGCTCGAAGCCGTTGGCGGTCGTTTTCTTCTCCGGGATCAGGCTGTGCATCAGCCCCCAGGTTTCGGCCCACGGCGCGCCGAGCAGCTGCCAGGGGCCGTTCATGTGCTCGTCGCCGGTGAAAAACTGCGAGAACACGAACACCGGGCGATTGACGTATTCGGCGGTCTCGGCCTTCGCCATGGCGGCGAACCGGGCGTAGACGCCGGACAGCGAGAACCGGAGCTCAGGCGCCGCGCCGTCGATTGATTGCGCGACGCCCTCGATCCGGCCGAGACCGCGCAGACCCAGCCACTTGCGGCCGTCCGAGGTCGTCAGCGGTCGCGCGCCGTTCCACACCCCCAGGGGGTCGGACGCGAAGTCGAACCACACCAAGCGCGCCCGGCGCACGGCTTCGCCGCGGAGCTGCGCCTCGATCGCGGGGCCAAAGTCCATCAGACGCCCAACCCGTAGAAGTCTTCCTCGAGCTCCAGCGCGCCCTCGCCCTGCCAGTTGCGGGTGAGGTCGAGCGGGCCCGCCGCAGGGTTCGTGGGCCGCGCGATGAAGGTGGGATTCTCGAACTCGACGGCCGCGTTGATGAGGGCGCCCTCACGCGCCGGCGGCAGAAACACGACATCGCTGCGCGCGCCGCTGACGACGTTCGGCGCGCGGATGATCTGGTGCAGCCGGTCGTTGATCGAGAAGAACATGCCGCGCTTCAGCGGCCCGACGTTGGTCGTGGTGAAGCTTGCCGTGGTCGCGCCCTCGTTCAGCGCCGTCCGCAAGGTCACGTTGATCGCGCCCGTCGCCGGTTTCGGAACCCATCGCTCCCCGAAGATCGGGCAGACGAAGGGATTGAGGCCGCCCTGGATCGCGGTGACGAAGCCCATCCACTCCAGCTGCTCGGCGAGCAGGCTGACGTCGACCGCGATCCTGAGCGTCCAGTAGCCGGCGTCAGGCGCGCCGATCTGCGAGCGTCCGTCAAAGGTGCGCGGACCCATCTGCAGCATCGGCTTTAGGAACGGCGGCTGCAGCGTCTTCGGCTTGCGGATCAGCGCTGGGAACGTCTCAAGCTCGGGATGCGCCACGGCTCAGGCCGCCCGCCAGGCGTTGTCGCGCTGGTAGGCCCAGGCGCGGTCGCGCGCGTCCAGTTCGCGCTTGAACTCGGCGAGCACGCGGTCGTCGGCGCTGCCCTGGATGGTGATGTTCGTGTCGCCGAAGCGATTGACGCGCGCGGCGGAGGCCGGGGGCGGCGTGATCGGCATCGGCATGTTCATCTCGACCGGAATGCGGCCCGAGGGGACCGGGACGTAGGCTTCCGGCACGCCGCCCTCGGCGAAGATCGCCGCCTGCGGCGAGGTGGCGACGCCGCCGGCGGAATAGGCCCGGATCGGGATCGGCCCGTTCGGGCCCATGATCCCGCCGCCGGCGAAGAAGCTGAAGCCGCCGCCGGCCCCGCCCGCAGCGCCGGCGCCGCCCCCGAAGAGCGACGACAGCCAGCCGCCGGACTGCATGCCGGCGCCGACGACCTTCCCCAGCAGCATGCCGACCATGCCCCCCATGGCGCCGTTTTTCTTGCCGCCGAGCGCCATCCCCAGCATGCCGCCGAGGCCCTGCGCGAGGTCGCCGAAGATGTTGCCGGCGTTCCCGGCGGTCTGCGCCACGTTGCCCAGCGCCGGGGCGGCCTGCGCGGCCGTCTGGTTCAGGTTTCGGATGCTGGCCGTGGTCTCCGCCATCGCCTGCGATTGCGCCGTGAGCGCCGCCGTGGTGGTGGACCCCGCCGCGCTCGCGCCGCCGGGCGAGGCGTAAGCGCTCCGGAGCCATCCCGGGGCGTTCGCCCCCTCTCCGCCCGCGCCCCAGACGCCCGGCGCGCCATAGCCGACGTGCATGCTGCCCGGCTGCATGTAGCCGGGGCCGGCGCCGAAGCCGGTGACGCCGTTCGCGCGCGCCTGGCGCACGATGTCCTGATAGACCGGCACGTCCGCCGGGTTGTTCCAGTCCAGCCGGCGGCCGTTCTGCGAGAAGAACACGTCCGCGGCGTTGCCGTGGTCGTGGCGCGTCGAGCCCACCCGGGCGCCGCCCTCCCCGATCCCCGGCTGTCCGCCGGAGAACACCTCCATCTTGATCCCCTTCTCGGCGAGGAAGGAGAAGTCCTTGACGAGCTTCGGGTCGAGCGGCTGATTCCGGGTCGCGCCCTGATTGAGATAGCTCAGCCAGTTGGTCCCGCCCGCGGTCGCGGCCTGCGCCGCATTATCGTTCGCGATCGGCGCGAGCGCGTTGCGAGCGATGTTCCCGGGGACGGCGACCGGCAGGGCGGCCGCCGGCGCGCCAGCGCCCCACACCACATAGAACGGCCGCGTGGACGAGCCGTCCGGCTTTCCGCCGAGCCCGACGTCCTTCAGGCCGGGGATGCTGTCGCCGAGCGACGACCAGATGTTGTCGTAGGCGTTGGTCCAGGCCTTTTTGGACGCATCGTCGAGGGCCTTGAGCCCCGCGTTTGCGAAGGACTTGCCGACGCCGTCGTCGGAGCGCAGCCCCTCGCCCAGCGTCTCCCAGGCCGAGGCGCCGGCCTCTTTCATTTCCTGAAGCGCGTCGGTCATCCGCGCCGTCTGGTCGATCCAGCGACCATATTCGCTCTCGGGCGTCACGCCGGCTTGGCGCTGCATGCCCGCGATCTGGCTGTCGAGCGGCGTGCGGAACAGGTCCGCGCGACGGTCCTGAAGGTCGCGCTGCAGGTTCGCCAGGCGCGCGGCCTCGCCGAGCTGCGACAGCGCGGTCGCCTCGCGGGAGATCTGCGCGATTGTGGCGGCAGAGACGGCGTTGTAGTCGCCCGTCAGGTCGTAGGCGCGCTGCCGCTCCTGGTTCGTGCGCTCCATGACGATGCGCAGGCGCTCGTTCTCCGTCACCGAGAGGCCGGCCGACTGCGCCTCGAGCGCGGCGGAGGCCACACGCTGACGGACTCCCTCCTCCAGCGTGGCCGCGTACTCCTGCCCCTCGCGCACCGCCTGCGCGTAGACGAGGTTCGACGCGCGCTGCGCCTCAGCGTCTGCGACGTGTGCGCGCGTGCTGTCCTGCAGGGCGTCAGCCCTCGCCCGGTCCGCGGCGAGCGCGGCGCGCTGCGCAACGGTGCGCGCCGTGATGGCGCGGAGGTCGAAGTCGTAGGACTGCGAGGCGCGAGCGGCGCTTTCACCCCGCCCGGCCTGCTCGTCGGCGTAAGCGCCCCGCTGCCGGGAAAGGAAGGCGTCCCACTCGGGAGTGCCGACCCGGCGCGCGCCGCCTTGATCGATCAACTGCGCGGCTCGCTCGGCGAGCTCGACCGTCCGCTGAAGCTTGATCCCCTCGCTGTTCAGCTTGGAGACGTCTTCGTAAAGTTTTGCGACCCGGGAGTCGTTCGGAGCGGCAACGTAGAGGCCAGCGACCGCGGCCTGGAGCGCATCGAAATCCGGCTTACCCCTCGCCGCTTCCTCTCGAAACTTCTCGACCTGCGCACGGATCGGTTCGAACTGATTATTGACGGCGAAGACTGTCCCCGTGGGGCCGGTATCAAGGTCGGTCCCAAGCCCCGCGAGCACGGTTTTGCTCTGCGACTGCATCTGGGCGCGCAGAACGGCCGCGTTCAAACGTGCATCGGCGAGGTTGACGTTGAGCCCACCCCCGTCGAAGCGTTCTCGCGCTGTTGCCGCCTTGCCATAGGCATCTTCAATGCGCCGCAGGATGTCAGCGTGGCGTTCGTAAGCGTCGCTGAGCTTGTCAGCTCCAGACGTCCCGCTGCTGGTGAAATACGCCGCGGCGCTCGCGACGGCCGCCAGCCCAGCGACGGTCAGCGTCAGCGGGTTGAGCAGGAACGATCCGATCGCTGCGCCGGTCGCCTTCAAAGCCGCGGCGACGCCGACGCCAGGGCCGAAAATCTGCGCCATCTGCATGCCCTGCTGCATGATGACGGTGAACGGGGACTGGCCCGACGCCAGCGAGACCATGATGTCGTTGAGCTGAAACGACATGTTCTGGACTTCGCCGGCCGCGAGCTTCACGCCGCCGGCGGCGGTCTTGCCGCTTGCGCCCATGTTGGCGAGGCGCTGCGACGCGTTGTCGTTCGCGAGCGCCTTCAACCCCTGCGTCGAGAAGTACTGCCAGCCCGCCGCGGCCTCGCGCGCCGCATGGCCGCTTTGGGTGGCCGCGACGGCGGCCTGCCCGTATCGCACCGCGGCCATGGTCAGCAGCTCGTTCACGCGCTCGGCCGTCACCAGCCCCTGCGCCTGAGCGCGCTGAAGGTCCTGCGTCACCTGCGCGAGCTTCTGGGAGGAGCGATAGCTGCCGTCGAGCGCCGCCGAATGGCGGTCGAGCGCGCGCCCGGCGCTGAGCGTCTGGCGCTCGAGCTGCGGCATCGCGGCGGACAGGCCCCCCGTCGCCGCGCCCATCTCGCGCAGCTTCGCGGTGTCCTGATCGACGCCCTGAAGCTTCGACTGTACCGTGACCGTCTTGACGACGTTCAGAGCGACCATGCGGGCCTCGGACGACTATTGGGAAAATGACGCGGCGGACTAAGCCGTCGTGCCACGGGGACGCAGATGGCCACTTGCCAAGAATGCGGAAAGAAAACCGGCCTATTTGATCTCAACCGCGGCAAGTGTTTCGATTGCCGCATGAGACTTGAGTACGAAAAAGCAGATGCACCCTCTGCATCTCCAGCCCAGATAAAGGCCGAACAGGAGCGGGAAGACGCCGTCGCCTTGCAGGCTGCCGCGGAAGCGATCGTCGTCACCACCGGCCCGGCACTTCCCGGCGCGGCGGACTACGAGATTCTCGACGTCATCTCCGCGGAGGCCGCGATGGCGATGAACATCTTCAAGGACATCGCGACCGCCTGGCGCGACACGTTCGGCGGACGCGCCAAAAGCCTGCAGGGCGCCCTTCGAGAGGCCCGCGTGCTCTGTCTGTCCGAGCTCCGCGTCGAGGCGCTGAAGCTCGGCGCCGACGCCGTGATCGCCGTCGATCTCGACTACAGCGAGTTCAACTCGGCGAACGCCAGCGGCAGCATGCTGTTCGTGGTCGCCACCGGGACCGCGGTCCGCTTCGTTCGATAGGTCGTCACCGCCGCGCGGCCTTCATGCGGCGGTCAACGTCCTCGATCCACACCCCGTCCATCGCCTTCACCAGGCGCACGATCCGGTCGAAGGTTTCGCCCTCGACGCCGTGATCGCGCGCCCATTGGCTGAGCGCCGTGTAGGGGATCTGCGTCACGCCGCCCATGTAGACCTGCCGGTCGTGGGCGAGCGCCATGAAGGCGTTCCACGCCAGCAGCAGGCTCGACGGCAGCTTCGGCTTGTTCAGGAGCGGGGCCGGGAGGGGCCGGCCCGTTTCCTTGTGCACCTCCCGAAGCCAGTCCTCATCCGCGCTGTACTGCAGGTGCCAGCGAAGCGCGGCCGTCAGTTTCCCGCGGCGGCCTTGAGGTCGAGCTCGCCCTGATCGGCCACCACCATCGCCGCATAGTTCACGGCGTTGCGGAACGCCGGCTCGTCGGGATCGAGCAGCAGCTCCTCCGCGACCTCGCGGCTGTAGGGAACGGGATTCTTGTCGTCGTCCGTCAGGTTCGCCCAGTCGACGAGCACCGTGTCCGCCAGCAGGATCGCGTCGTGCCGGCGGGCCGCCTCCTTCGTCAGCACGCCGTCCGGCTTGTTCGCCGGCTCCTCCGCCGCGACGAGCTCTTCCTGCCGGTGGAGATAGTCGGTGTTGAACCGGGCGCGGACCTTGAGCTGCAGGTCCTCCATGCCGGGGAGCGTCCGCACCCAAGCGCCCTTCTCGATCTTCTGGCCGAGCGCCTTAACCGAGCTGATCTTCAAGACTTGCCTCCGTCCTGCTTGTTCGACGCCTCAGCCGGCGTCTTGGCCACCGGCGGCGACGCCTTTTCGTCCGGAATCTCGTGGGCCAGCCGCTTCTCCGGGCTGGTGATCAGCTCCGCGTAGTCGTCGCGGAGATCGAGTTCTTCGCCCTCGACGAACGAGCGCTTTGTCCCGCCGGGATAGCCGGTATGACTGACGTCGATGCGGACCCGCTTCATCACGCCACCGCCCGGGTGATCTGGATCGAGCAGGCGGACGCCACGTCCAGCTTGGCGCGGAACGGGACGTTGAGCATGACGTCGTCGGTCTTGCCGCCCGCCGGCACCGTTCCGTCGAGGAACACGGTGTTCGGCATCCGGAACGTGTACTTCTTGTTCGCCGTCGCGCCGATGGTGAACACCAGTTCACCGCCGCCATGGTCCAAGACCATCTGGTAGAGCCCAGCCGCAAAGTAGGCCGAGAACGACCCGGTGACGTTGCATTCACCGGCGCCGAACTCGTCGGAGTAGAGAGAACCGACAAGCGGGCGGACCCGAAGTGTGTTGGTGACGCTGAAGCTGAGACTTTTGATCGGCGGGCCCGCCACTCCGGCAATCGAAAGCGACGCGACGCTGGCGGCGGTCATCATCGGCTCGGTGCTGGCCGCGGCGTAGGTCGCGCCGGTGACGATCGCAGACACCAGCGCCTCCTTCTGCCCCATCAGGCCGAAAGTGCAGAGCGCCTTCTCGCGGGCGTTCACCGAGAACTCGCCGCGGTTGACCATGACGCCGGTGAACCGGGAAAAGCTGTCCGTCGCGCCGAGCTCGCGGGTCTCCTCCACGGTGAAGGACTTCCGCGCGATGCCGTTCTTGAGGACGTTCGTGGTCCAGGCGCCCATCAGCAGCGCCTCGAGGAAGTCGTCGAACGACCCGTAAGACAGCTCGACGGGGTAGTCGCCGGAGGCGTCCTGGCCGAGCTGCGCCTCGTCGACGACGTTGCGGTCGGCGCGGATCTCGTCGGAGACGGCCGTAGTCTTCCGCGTCGAGAGACCCGACGCGCGGGTGGTGCGGAAGGTCTTGAAGCTCGGCGTCGCCGGCGTCACGCCATAGGTCGCCTCGGCGACATACGCCACGCGCGTGCCGCTGTGGTCCGGAAGGGCCATGGGTCAGTCTCCAGGATGTCAGGGGGCGGCGGTCAGCCGAAGTGGTCGAAGTCGTAGGGCACGACGACGCTGGTCACGTAGAACAGGCCGTTGTCGTTCTCGTCGTCGAGCGGACCCTCCGACGAGCCCCAGCACTGCACGCCGCCGATCGTCTTCCCGAGGAAGAGCGCGGCGATCTCGCTCGACTGCCGGGCCGCGAGCTGAGCCTTCGCCTTCGGCTGGTGGACGCGGATGCGGAACGTCCCCTCGTCGCGCCAGACGTTGTTGCCGGGCGCGCCGAGCGTCTTCATTTCCGTGTTCGTGACGGGGTAATCGACGACAAGGAACGGCGCAGGCGCCTGCGGGCGGGGCGTGTCCGTCAGCACGCCGATGACCGGCGTCGCCGTCCAGACGGAGGCGAGGTAGGTCTCAATCGCGGTGATTGCGTCGATATGGGCCATCAGCGGGGGGTCACCACGATCGCGGGCTGACGCGTCAGCCAGTCCGTCCGGCGCGCGCCCGGCCGGTTTCGGCTTGGCGCATGCGACTTGAGCTTGCTCGTCGCCGCCCACTTGCCGACCGCGCCGCCGGGCAGCGAGCGATAGCCGAAGCGAACCATGGCGACGTTGTTGAACCGCCGCGAGGCGAGTTTCGCGACCGACTGGAACACGCCGTCCGGCGCCTGTTTTGACAGTCCGCGCTCAATCTTCCGGGCGTAGGGCTGCGCGTTGATGAAGGCGAACTCCTTCGCCGGACGAACCCCGTCGCTCGGCAGATACTCGACGTTGTCGGCGAAGAGCATGAAGCTGTCGGCGAAGCGGCCCGTCAGACGCGGCGCGTGCTCCAGAAGCTGCTGCGAGATCCAGATCAGCGCCTCGTTGACGATCTCGACCTCAAACACGAAGACGATAGCGCCGCCGGGCCGGACGCTATCGATCGGGGCGCCACGCTGGCCGTTGACCACCGTCTCATGAGGCGGCACACGGCCGAGCGCGCGGGCGTTGATCTCCTGCGCAGCCGCCAGTTCTTCACGCGCCACCTGCGCCACCGCCCGACTGATCGCCGCAGGCGAAACCTCGTCGTCGAGCAGGAACGCGATGTCGTCGGCCATCAGCCGATCGCTTCGATCACATAGGCGATCAGCACGCCGCCGACGCGCCGCGTGTCGCTGTCGACCCGATCGACGTTCAACGGAGCCCCGCGGACGACGATGTGATCGTTCTTCACGATGGCGTCGGCGCCGGGCGCGGGCTCTGGCCAAAGACCTTCGTCGATCGCCGCCTCGACGTCCTCCGCGAGGAGGATAATGGTCCGGCGGCGCTGATCCATGCCGGAGGCCAGTTCGTCGGTCGTGCCGCCCTTAACCCGTGCGCGGAGATCCGCAGCTTCAGGTTCGGAATCGAGCGCCGGCCGCCGCAGCGCCACCAGCTCGCCCGTCTCGCCGAGCGATCGGCGGTAATCGGCGCGCGCCTGGTCAGGCCTCAGACCGCCCATTGCTGATACCCCGACAGGAGCCCGTCGACGGCGTTCTTGATCAGCTTTTCGGCGGCGTCGGACACCGTGTAGGTCCGGGTATCGACGTCGTCCACCACCACCGACCGCAGCGAGAGATCGTCGGTCGAGAGCGAGCGAAGTTGAACCACCGACAGGACGATCGCCTGCTTGACCGGGGCCAAGCGGATGTCGTCACGCGGGAAGCCAGCGATGTAGCGGATGCGGACGCTGTCGGTTCCGAGCCTCACGCCCGGCCAGTTCTTGCCCGCCATCAACGCCAGCGAGGCGTTCTCGGTGTCCTTGCCGGAGATCCGATAGACCGCCGGCGAGATCTCCCCCTCGGCTCCGTCGACGCCATCGTACGTCACGCTGACGATCGATCGAACGGGGCCGAAAGGGAGGTCAATCGGCGCATAGCCGAAGCCGCGGCAGTGGCCGAAGCCCTCGGTGCGCAGCTCGAGCGTCTGCAGGCCGAGAGACGAGCGCAGCCAGGACGGCGGCTCGAGCACCGCCTGAGCGGCCGCCAGCAGCTCCCGCACGCGAACGTAGCCGTCTTGCGCCAGCACCGGGGCCATCATCTGCGCCTCTTCAGGCGTCAGAAGAGGCTTCGGCGGCTCGACGACCACGATCGACATGGATCAGGCGCTCTTGTCGGCTTCGGTCTTGTAGCCGAGCTGCTCGGCGACGACCTGGGCGCCGGACTTGGTCGGGTCGTTGAAGTCGACCTTGTTCTGATCGACCGACGTGCCGGCCCGCGGATCCGCGTCCACACCGGGGTGCGAGGGGTCGACATCCGGAACGACCTGGTCGGGCGCGCCAGACGGCGCGAAATCGGTCGCCGCGGGGATGTTCGCCGGCTTGGAGCCGGCGTCGTCGGTTGCGGGCTTTGCGCCCACGTCAGAGGTCTTAACGGCCATGGTGGCCTCCTATGGTCGAGGAGAAGCGGCGGGCGCGGACGCCCGCCGTCGTCATCACGCGGCGATCTTGAGAGCCCGCATGGCCTCGGGGTTGTCGACGCCGCCGCCGACGCGCTTCGTCGTGTAGAAGTGGACGAAGGGCTTGTTGGTGAACGGGTCGCGCAGAACGCGGATGCCGAGGCGGTCCACGATCAGGTAGCCGCGGCCCATGTCGCCGTAGAGCGCGGAGATCGCGTTCGCGGCGACCGCCGGCATGTCAGGCACTTCCACCAGCGGCTCGCCGAGGATGGTCGCCGGCGCGCCGCCCTGGAACGAAGGCTGCCAGATGTAGTTGCCTTGGCCATCCTTCAGCTTGCGGACCGAGCCCTGCGACAGCCGGTTCATGAAGAACTTGGCGTTCGCGCGGTAGGAGGCCGGCAGGCTGTAGATCAGGTCGATCAGGCCATCGGTGGTGATCGCCGCGGCTGCGCCGCTGTTCACGACCTCGATCGCCCCCCAGGGGTGCTTGGCGGCGTTCGCAGCGCCGGTCACATAGGTCAGCATGCCGAACGGCTTGTTGACCCCGTTTCCGGAGATGAACGCGATGCCTTCCTGGCGGGCGAACTCGGTGTCGACCTCGTCGCCAAGCCACTGCTCGATGTCGATCGCGGCGTCGTCCAGCGCGCCCTGCGAGATCGCAGGGTTCGCGTAGATTTCGCCCGGCACGAAGTCGAGCTGGCCGAACTGCGGCGTGGACGTCGCAGCGCGCGTCGCGACCTCACCGACCCAGCCGGAGCCGACCGCGCGATCGGTGTAGTTCCGCTTGAAGCCGGCGGTGGTGATCGTCACGACACGCGCGTGGGCGCGGATCGGAGAGACCTCCTTCAGCTTGCCGGTGATGCTGCGGTCCCACTCGATCGGCGCGAGATAGCCGCCGTCCGCGTCGGTGCCCTTGGTGATCGCAGCCTGGACGTCGCCCTTTCGCATGTGCGCCTTAAAGGCCTTCACATACTCGGGGTCGCTCGCCGGGAGATCGCCGACCGTGCCGGCGCCGCCGATCGCGGCGGTGGCGAGCTTGGCGTTCATCTCGTCGATGGCAGCCTGGAAGTTGCCGACCGCAGCGTCGATGCGCTCGACCTTTTCAGCCACGACGACGTCGGCCTTGCCGCTCAGCTTCTCGTCGTGCGCGGCCTTGAACTCCGCGAACGCGCGCTGGAGGTTCGCGATCATGGCCTTGGGGTCGTCCGTCGCTTCAGCGCGCGGACGAGCGATGAAACCGCGCGGCGGATTGGCGAGCGCGGTCGAGGCCGCGAGGAACGCGGCCGACGGGGTGTGCTTCATGATGTCCTCCTAGGACCGAAGCGTTTCAATGAGCCCGGACAGGCCGGACCAGTCGGCGGCGCCAGCGTTCGGCATGGCGGAGTCTGAGGCAGCGTTCGGCATGCCTCGAAGCTCGCGGACCATCGCCCGCGCGTCGGCGCGGGTGTGGCCCTGGGCGATAAGGGCGTGGACGGCGGCGCGCGCGGGCTTGGCGTCCCGCTCGCGGGCCTGCGCGCCCTCGTCGAAGGTCAGTCGGTCCGCCGGCAGCAACGCGTCGGCGAAGCCCTGCGAGATGGCGGTGGAGCCCGACATGTACGTCTCGTCGTCCAGCCACTTCGCGATGTCCGCGGGCTTCTGGCCTGTCCGCTTGGCGTAGACGTCGACGAGCGCCTGGTCGAAGGGCTCGAGCCAATCCGCCATGTCGCGGAGGTCGTTGCGGTTGCCCATCGTGAGGATCCAGCAATTGTGGATCATCAAGAAGGACGCTGCGCCGATCTCGACGGTGTTGCCGGCCATGGCGATGATGGACGCGGCGGAGGCGGCGATGCCCATGATCTTCACGTTCACGGACTGCGGGTGCTCGCGCAGCACGTTGTAGATCGCCATCCCCTCGAACACGTCGCCGCCGGGAGAGTTGATCTGCACCTCAACCGGCCGATCGCCGATGGCGCGAAGCTGGGACGCGACCTTCTTCGCAGTGACGCCCGTCCCGGTCCAAAAGTCCTCACCGATGATGTCGAACATGGTGATGACGTTGTCGCCGACCGCGAGCGCGCTGGGGCGCACACCGGCCACATCCTCTGACCACCGATCGAGGGCGTCCGGCTTCGCGAGGGAATGGACCTCGCGCTTTGCCGGGACGGGGAGCGCCCCGGGCATGTCGCGCGCGTAGACCGGGAACGCCGGCCGGCGCGCGATCAGCTTACGCAGCCGATCGCTGTTCATCTGGGTCATCTTTGCTCTCGTCATCCTCAAGCGGCGGACCGCCGTTGTGGCCGATGCTGGCGCTGGCGGACCCCTGAGAGATCCGATCGCTTTCGGGGTCGGGATCGGCAGGAAGGTCCAGCGAGCGGCGAACCCCGTTGGGGGTCTCCCAGCCCTTGCCGCCGCCGGCACCGAGCGCGCGGGACAGGAACTCGGCCTGCTCCTTGAGCGTGCCGCGCAGCAACCCCGCGGGGTTGAACTTGATCTCGTACTTTTCGGCGTCCTGCTCGGTCAGAAGCGACCGCTCGCCAGCCTGCTGCCAGGCCTCGAACCAAGGGCTGAGCGTGTACTGGACGAAGAAATTGCCAAGCGCCGAGATGCCGGAGCCCCAAGAGGTCTCGTCGACCATCAGGAGCGGCCGCGGCACGCCGGTCGCGCGCCCGATTTCCTCAATCTGCATCTTCCGGATCTCGAGAAGCTGCGCGTCGCGCGCGGTCTTGCCCAGCTCCTGGAACTCCAGGCCTTCCTCGAGCAGCAGGTACTCGCCGGCGTTCATCGCGCCGCGCTTCTCGTTCAGGCTCTTCATGAGCCGTTCGCGAGCCGGGTCGCTCATCCGCTTGCCGACCGGCATCTTCAGAGCGCTGTCGACGAACGATCCGTTCTTGAAGTAGCGGGCCGCGGCCAGCTCGGCGGCGAGCGCCAGGCCGATCGCCTCGGCCGCCTGCTCGACGACGGAGATGCCGTTCACGCCGTCCAGCGACATGCCGCGCAGGTGGAACACGTCGCGCGCCGCGAGGCGCCGGACGCCGCCTTCGGGCGGGCTGTAGTCGTAGGACGTCGTCCAGTCGAGGTTGAGCTTCGTCGTCACCCGGTCGGTGTCGAGCGGCCGCAGCTCGATCACGCGCTCCCGGCCGGTTCGGAGGTCCTTGGACCGGATGATCTGCGCATAGGCGTTGCGCTTCACCAGCGCCCGGAGCTGCATCATCGCGCGGAAGTCGAAGCCGCTCTGAGACGCGTTCGGGCGCCGGTGCAGAACCTTGTAGAGGTCGTGGCCGACCGCCTTTTCCTTCGTCTCCTTGTCGATCAGGTGCACCGGCAGCATCCCGATCGAGTTCGAGATGATGCTGACGGCCCGCAGCATGGTCGTGTTCTTCAGCGCCTTCTCGACGCTGACGTTGAAGCCCGTCGCGGTCATCGAGCCGAAGCGAAGAAGCTCCACGACGCGGGGGTCGGAAAGGGCGTAGGTCGGGCCCTCCGCCCGTGGGGACGGCTGGCCCAGGCCGCCAATCCAGCGGGCAAGGTCACGGATGGCCATTCGACATCACACCACCAGTACGCCGCGGTCCTCGTAGATTGAGCGAGGGTTTACGGGCTCGGGGTTCGTCTGCATGACGAAGGCCGCGTCGAAGGCCGCGATGGCGGGGTCCACCTTCGCGTCGCCGACGTTCTGCTTCGTCGCTCGGATTGCGGTCGCCATCGGCTCGACCTTCAGGTTGCCGACGCACCAGTTCATGAGCGCCGTGCCCGCGTGGAAGAACGTGCCGTTCACCAGCTTGCGTTCGATCGTCTTCATGGCGTCCATCAGCCGGATGCCTTGGGGGACGCCGACCAGCAGGCCGTTGTCCTGCGTGACGTCGATCGCCTCCATCTCGTCCTGGAACTCGCCAAGGCCGGCAGGGTCGACGCCGACGCCGCCCAACAGGCCGGCGTCCAGCACCTGCTGGACCACCGCGACGATCTCGGAGATGTCGTCGAGCTTGTCGTCGACGATCCGCAGCTCGCCCGCCCGCTCGAAGTCCTTCAGGCGCGACGCGATCGACTTTCGACGCTTCAGCACGCTCGTGTGGCACCAGGCCTTGGACCATGAGAGCCAGCGTTTGGTCTCGCGCTCGCGGCCCAGGACGCAGACGCCGAACAGATCGTCGAGGCCGCCGCCGTCGATTCCGACCGTCACCACCTCGCAGCGCTTTAGTAGCTCCGCGAGGTCCTTCAGCGTCTCGTCGACCCGACCTTCCCAGAACTCGGCGCCGGGCCAGCGGTTGTTCGCCAGCCGCAAGCCGATCTCGACGTTCAGGTGCTTCGCGAGGAAGACCTGCAGTTCGCCGCCGGTGGCGTTCCGGACCTTCTCAAGCTCGGCCAGCAGCCATTCGGCGTCGACGGAGCGTCCCATGTTGGGGTTGGTGACGTAGAAGTTCGCCGGGTCGAGGAACGCTTGGGTTTCGACCATTTCCTCCGGGAACTCGTAGAGCACCGGCAGACTGCGAGGATCGACCTTCTTGCCGTCCCGAACCTCGCGGAAATAGTCCGTCTTCGCCTTGAAGACGCCCGCCGGCTGCTCGTCGGACTGGGTCGAGAGGTAGATCACGAAGCCTTCGGGACGGCTCACCATGCCGCCGGTGGCTTCGCGCAACATCGCATCGGCCTTCGGACGCTTTCCGAAGATCCAAAGCTCGTCGATCAGGACAAACGCCGCCTTCTTGCCCGACACGGTGTCGGTGTCCGCGGCGACGACCTTCAGCACCGCGCCGGTCGTCTTGTGGGTGATCGTCCGGATGTGCTCCTGGACGTGCAGGAAGCCGCCCTGGTTGTAATCGAACTCCGGATCCTCGCGGATCATGTCGCGCGCCGGCTGGAAGGCGTTGTTCGCGACCTCGATCGTCGGCGCCAGGATCAGCAGCTCGGCGGAATGCCGCCAGTTCCGGATCAGCGCCGTCACCATGATGCCGGCGGCGATGGTGCTCTTGCTGTTCTTCTTCGAGATCAGCAGGAAGAATTCGCGGATCAGCCTCCGCCCGGTGTCAGCGTCATAGGCGCCGAAGATCGCGGCGACGAACTCGAAAACCCAAGGCTCGCAGGCCTCGCCGAACGTCGGCTTACCCGGCGCGTCCACGATCCGGAGTGACTTGAACACGTCGAGCGCGGCGCCGGCCTCGTCGGGGAACAGCGGCGGCGGAATGAGCGACTGGCCGGCGACGATCTTCTCGCGCCAGCCAGGGCAAGCGGTGCTCCACTCCATCAGCGGGTGTTGTCGACCACGACCTTAGGCGGCGCAGGCGGAGCATATCGCCCGCCAGAACCTGCCGCGCGTTCGGCCGCCGCCTGGCGCTCAGCCTTCTTGCCGGCCGGTGCCGCCGCGCCGCTCTCGGACAACGTCTTCGCCGCGGTGGCCAGCGCCTTCAGAACCTCCGACCGCTGCTTGAGCGAGACGGCCTGCATCAGCGTCTCTCGCTGGCGGCCGCCGTCGCCCTCGTCGGTCGCCATGTCGATCATGGTCTCCAACTCGCCAAGCCGCATCGTCGTCGCATCGAGTTCATCGAGCATGCGGAGCGTGAGGTTGCGTCCGCGGCCAATGATGGCGTCGGCGCTCGTCGTCTCCGGCGTCGCGCGGGTGAACTCCACCGGCGTTCGCGGCGCAGGGTTCGCAGGTTCGCGGTGCGAACTGGCCTGCGGTTCAGGCTGAAGCCAGGCCTCCTTTTTCGCGCGCTTCCGGATCGCGGTGTCCGAGATGCTGTACCAGCGCGACAACTCCCTGATGCTCATGGAGCCGGAGCCGTAGTCGCGCTTGATCGCCTCCCAGTCGATCGGGGCTTTTTCGTCGATCATCGGAGCCTCTTGCGAGCGGTTCGCATCAGCCGAAACGCCGGGAGGGGAAAAATTCTGCGAATGGCTCCCCGTGCGGTTGACGCCCCTACCGCCCCCAGACTTTCGAGGGGGGTGGGGGTCGACCCGGTTTTTCGAGGTCCAGACAGGGTTAGGCCCTGTAACTTTCCCATGTTTCCGCCGTGCCGAGGGTTAGGCCGGGCGGCTTGGATACTGGTCCCTGCCTGCCCTCAGGCCTTGGCGAGCGCGGCGAGGGCGCCTCGGCAGCGCTGCATCACCTGCCGCCCGACCTTCATCGCCTCGTCAAACGTGGCCTCGCGGCCTGCCTCACCTCCAACGTTGGGCGTGAGGATGCCGTCCCGCGCTGGGGCCATGGACTTGAGGCCTAGCCCTTTGCCGTTCCCCAGCACGGTGACCTTCGCGTCCTGGTCCAGCACCATGACGGCGACGCCGCGCTCTTTCAGGTTCAGCGGTGGACCGTCCAAAGCGGCGCGCATGGCGGCCACGGCGTTCGCCGGCATAGGACGCGGCATGGTCAGCGCGATGATGTCGCCGGGCTGAAGCTGCATGCGCTGCACCTGAGAAAGCGCGTACTCGTCGACAGTGCGCAGGCGGGCGATCAGCTCGCCCATGATGGACGCCGCGCTGTGGTCGTTCTCGTCGGTAAGGCGCTGCACCTCGCGCTCGGCGAGGCCGATCAGTTCGCTGCGGGTCATGCCTTCGCCCTCTTCGCGCGCTCGCGCATCGTCTTCACGGTGTGGTGCTTGCCGCAGAGCGCTTGCCCGTTCTCAGGATCCAGCGCGGCGCCCCCGTCCTTCAGCTCGACGATGTGGTCGGCGAACAGGCGCGCCGTGTAGGCGGTCGCCGTGCAGCCGGGGTGCTGACAGCAGAACATCGCGCGGCGGAGCACCTCGGCGCGCCAAGCCCGATGCTCGGGCGTCTGGTAGTGCTCGGCGGCGGTCTTCGGGGCCGGCTTGAGCCTGCGGCCCTCGGCCGTCTTCAGCCGGTAGCCCGCTAGCTTCATATTTTTCGAGCCCTTTTGCCCGTCCTCAAAAAATAGTCCTTTACAACCGTCCGCAATGAGGACTAGTATAAGGACATCAACGGGGGCGGAAATGGCACGGCTTCATCAGGACGGCAACATCACGGTTCGGGTCTACGCGAACGACCACCTGCCGCCTCACTTCCATGTCGTGACGCCGAACGCCGAAGCGCTGGTGCTGATCGACGGCCTCACCATCCTGCGCGGCGAGATCGACACCGCGACGCGCCGCAAGGTGTGGGGCTGGGTCGAGGCCAACGTCGCCGTCATCGCCGCCGAATGGAACCGTATCAACCCCCGCTTCCCCATCGCCTGAGGAGGGCGCCATGACTGAACCGCTCCGCATCAAGTCCGTCTCCGCCACCGAGGGTTCGCCGCACCTGCTGGTGACGTGGGCCAACGACATGAACCCCAGTCTGGTCCGCCTCTCCGGCTGGATCGCCAGCGGCGGCGAAGTTCTCGCCCCCCTGATGGACCGAACCGTTTTCGAGAAGCCCCGCGTGGCGGAGCACGGCGCCGCGGTCGAATGGGGCGACGATGGCGGCGATCTCGCGATCGATGCGATCCACCTCTACGGCATCGCATACGAACAACAGTCGTTTACGGGCCGCGACCTCGGCGCCTGGCAAGAGCGCCTCGGCCTATCTAACGTTGAGGCGGCGGAGGCGCTCGGCCTGAGCCGCTCGAAGTACATGGCGCTTCGGGCCGACCTCAACGAAGCGGTTCCGACCACTATCGCCATCGCTTGCCGCGCCATGCTGAACGACCCGACCGTTCTGCAGGCTCATTATCGGCCGACGCCTCGCTCCCGCGGCCCTCGCCGCGCATACGTGGGTTCGGCGTTCGCCAGGGCCGCGACAGGGAAACCCGACCCGGCGGGCTCATACCTGGGAAGCGTCGCGAAAGGCGAGCGCGGCTGAAGATGATCGACGCGGCCCCGATCGGCTTAACCGGGCATCCGAGGGGCAGGCTGCGAGGCCTCGCCTGCCGCGTCGATCTGTGGAAGCAGAGGTCGGACTTGAACCGACGACCTTCAGGGTATGAACCTGACGAGCTACCGGGCTGCTCTACTCTGCTGAAGAGGGGCGCGCCGTCATAAGCGAAGCGACGGGCGCTTATGGCTCGGGAGCAATGAAAAAGCCGCTCGACCCTATCGGGGAGCGGCTTAAACAATTCCGGCGTATTACCACTATAACGACGGCCCCTCATTGGTGGAACCGGCGAGAATCGAACTCGCGTCTCACGGATGTCTCTTAAACTCGGCGAATACTACTCGATCTCGCCGAGGATGTCAAGATCAGGACAATAGAAGGCCGTCGTGCGCAAACCTGATCGCCGGGGCGGCGACGGTAAGGCTGGGCTCCCGGAATGCTACATCGGTCGTCCTGTTCACGTTTTAGGCTGCTTTGCGCAGCAGGTCAACGGAGACGATCGGCATCGCGCTCAGCCATCCGAGGTCGACCTTGTAGCCGCCGTCGATCTTCTTCGAGCAGATCAGCCCGGTGAGCCCGCGGAGCAGCGGGTGCAGGATCTCCACGTGCTGGCCGTGGTCGTAGCGCGTCGGGTTCTTCCCGAAGTCCATCGCGCCAGCTTCCTGCGCCTCGCGCAGCGCCGCGATCTGCGCGCCCGTGATCAGGACGGGAATGCGCTCGACGCCGTTCCCCATGCCCAGCACGCCCATGACGCCGTCCACCTTCGGATCGGGCCGCTTGGCGTCGGGGAAGCCGACGAACATGTATCGCGGGAAGGCGACGCGGACGCGCTCGATGTAGGCGACGCCCTTCATCGGCCGGCGCGGGCGGAACCAGCGCTTCCCTTCCGGCAGGTAGACGCAGAGCCCGAGGCTGATCAGCGCCAGCTCGACACGACGCTCGCAAAGGGGCGCGGTCTGCAGGACGAACCACGGCATGCCGTCCACCTCGCGGTCGCGGGACAGCTTTCGCGCGGCGGAGCGCCGCGCCTTGTCCGCCTCGAGCGCGGCGCGGCGCTGCTCCACCGTCAGGGACCGGCGCGAGCGGCGAATGGTGGCGGAGAAGAGGGGGGCGGCGTCGGTCATGCGGCGCCTCCGACGACCCGACCGTCGACAGTGACCTCGCCCCAGACCTCGTCGACGCGCCTGACGGAGACGCCGGTGTGGTTCGTGACGAGGCAGACGAAATCGCCGATCTCGGCGTCGATCCCGATCACCGCCGCCTTGATCAACTCCGCCTCAAGGCGCCCAGTCGTCGGATCAATCCATTTCTCGCAGATATCAACGTCGCCGCTGGCCTTGATGATCACGCTGCCGTCCTCCGGTCCATGAGCACGCCGTTCCAAGCCCCGGCGGCCGCCTCTTTGGTCAGTTTGGTCATTTCAGAAAGAAGAATGACCAAAGCCCACCCCAAGAGACTGAGGGGTTTGGTCAGTTTGGTCAGTTTGGTCACTCTCTGAAGGGGGTATTCTCGCGCGCGCAATCTCACGACGGATCGAGAACCCCGCATCACGCGTCCGCGCATCGATTTCGCGTGACGTGCATCGATCACCTGACCAAACTGACCAAACTGACCAATGCCAAGAGGCTCTTGGGAAAAACGTTGGTCAGAGTACGGACCGAACTGACCAAACTGACCAAAATCGCTGACCATCACGCGCCCCACGGAAGGTCGTCATCGAGGTCTCCGCGGTAGGGATCCGCCGGACCATTGATGGCGACGACCGGCGCGAGTTCTCGGTCTTCCATGAAGGCGCCGAGCCCGAAGCTCTGGCGGCTCAGGGCGTAGGCGTTGATCCGCAAACCGCCCGGGATGTACTGGATGTACCGCCGGGTCGCGTCTTTCCTGCGGTGGAGCCCCTGCGTCCGCTCGAGCATCTCGGCGAGCGCCTGTTCCTTCATCACGTTGCCGGCGGCTTCCCGGAGCGCGCCCTTTGGGATGTAGACAGCGTCGCTGTCGTACCAGCCCTCCGCCTCCCGAGACGGGTTGCCGCCCGCGCCTGGCGTCACGTGCTTGATGCTGACGTTCCAGCGAGAGACGATCCAAGTCCGCAGGTTGTTCGTCGCCTGCGCGTCAGGGTCCAGCGCCTCGGCGTTAGTCGACGTCTGGAACCTTCCCCAGGCCCAACCGATTGCCCTCTGCACGTTGACCTCAGGACAGATCAAGCCAGCCTCGCGCGCCAGCTCGCCGGCGACCTGAAGGACGGCGAGCGGCGTTGCGGCCCGGACGGTCGCAGCATCGGCGTCGCCCGCGAGGGCCTCGCCTACGCGCATGATCCGCTCGCGAACTTCGGACGCCTTCTTGTGCAGCCCGGTCTTCACGAGGTGCTCGACGAATGCAGGTCCGGCATGGCCGTAGTTGGCGCGCACGCCGCCGATCTGACGCAGGCGCTCGGCGTCAACGCGGCGGTTCACGCCGGTCACGTCCACGTCGAGGATGCGGACGCTCATCCCGGCGAACCATTCGCCGCCGTCCGAGGTCACCTTCTCTTCAAGGGCCTGCTCGCCGGAAAGCACGGCGAAAGTGCGCCACGTGTGGACCGGCCTGACGCCGGCCGAGGCGTTCATGCGAGCCTTACCCGCCCCGCCTGCGATCATGTAGATGATCTTGGCGACGTCCTTGCCCCGCACGTGGGCCATCTCGTCGAGCGACAGGACAGTGCCGGTGGAGCGCGTCGCGGCGGCCTCTAGCGCGTTGTCGGTTGAGCGCGCGGACTGGAACAGCGACTTGTCGCGCGTGCCGTCCGGCACGCACCACGCTGACGTCGCGATCCGTTGCGCGGTGGACTTGCCCGCCGACGACATTCCGGTGAAGTCGATCCCGCAAGTGTCGATCGCCGTCAGGTCGACCAACACGCCGGCGAACCCAGCCAGCAGGCCGATCGTCCAGTGCTCGCAGCCGGGCGTGGTCGCGGCGAGCGTGGCGGCCTTCTTCCAGCCCTCCAGCGTCCCGCCGGTGGCGACCGCCGGCGACATGCGCGCCGAGATCGCGAGTTCGACCGTTGAATTCGCGGGCGCCCCGATCGCGACGCCGGATGGCGTCATGAACATAGGGGTCGGAATGCTCTCGATGTGATGCCAGCCAGGACGGGACACCACCGCGATCTCTTTCTCCGGATCCGCGCCGCGTAGGACGCTGATGACCGTGAGATGTCCGTCGCCTTCCGTCCGCAACCCAGCCGCCGCGAGCTGCGCACGGAGTTCGTCTCCGCCGCGAGCCATCGTTCCAGAGCGTTCGACGTCGATCGTCTGGGGCGCGCCGTTCATCCCCTGAACCACAAGCCGCAGGCCGTAAGTGTCTTCCTTGTCGAGCTGGCGGAGTCGGGCGAGCACACCGAACGGTGAGCACACCGGCAAGGTGGTCACGCTGCCCTTATCGTCGGCCTCAATCCTCAGGACGCGGAGCTTGCCGGTCGCGGTGTGGCCGTAGTGCAGGCTGATCAGGTCGAGTTCGGGCAGCGGATACATCTCCGCGGCTCGCTCGGCCTCGCTCTTGCGCTCGTGCGCGGTCTGCTTCTCGTCGATCTCGGCCTGTGTCGGCACGAACGGCGTCGCAGCCCGCAAACCTTCCGCGACCGCCACCTCGCCATACTCGTTCATGACATCGAGCCAGTCGAGCGTCTGGCCCGTAGAGCCCGGCAACGCAATCTTGACCCTGATCCTGTCGGCCAGCCGCATACCTAGCTTACGGGCCGCTCGCTCTCCTGCCCTCGATGGCGGACGCCCGTTCTTTCCCGCCTCGTCACGGTCGGCGGCGGCGACGACGAGATCGCAAGCCGGCCAAGGCTCGAACGCTTGAAGCCCGCCGGCGGAGATAGCGGCCGCAACGACAAGCGTTCCCTCGGCGACCTTCGCGGCGAGGCTGTAAGCGACCGCGGCGCCGGTCTCTATGCCTTCGGTGACGATGGTCGTCTTTGCGGTCTCCGGGTCCCCCCACAGAACGCTGAGCCCCGCCGTGCTCTCGACGCCCGACGCCTTGGACGCCGATTTCTTGGCGTCGCGGGGCTCGCCCTTCTTGTCCTTCGGGATGTCGGCCTTACCGACGCCGCGCTCACCCAGATAGATCCGGTGGGCGTGCGACCGCCCATCCGGCCCGACCATCTTGAACACGGCGCATGGGTAAGTTCCGATCGTGTCGAATGCGATTTCCTTACCCGGAGACCGCTTCGCCTCGACGTAGGACAGCCGCTCGATGCCGACGAACTTGGTCGTAGGCATCGAGACATCGGCCGGGTCGATGCGAAGCCGGCTGGCGAGATAGGCCCGAACGAGTTCATCGTCGCGGTTGTCCGGCGGCGGGCTGAGCAGCGCGGTCGCCGTCGTCTGCATGCGCCCAGGGTCGCGGGGCGCGCGCTCCATGATCAGGTCGGAGGCGCCGAGCAGCTCGGCGACACGCAGCTTCTGATCGTCGAAGCTCGGAAGACCCTCGCACTTGCCCACGACGCCGAAGATGTCTTCGCCCTTGGCGCAGGTGCAGTAGGACCGCGCCCGCTTCTCATCCCAGCGCCAGTCGTTGGTCGGGTCGCCAGGGTGGTCCGGGAACGGGCAGTTGATGTGCGTGCCGCGGGAGTTGCTCCACGGCACGCCGATCGCGCCCAGCACATCGATCTCGCGCCCGCGGACACGCTGCCGGATTTCGCCGGTCTTTACGAACCGGGCCTTCTCTTCGGCGGGAAGTGCAAACGGCTTACTGGACGATCGTGACACGCTTCGCGGCCCTCGTCAGTGCGGTGTAGAGGTGCGCCGTCGCGTGCTCGCGGAAGAACGAACTCTCGTCGAAGACGACGACGTCGTCCCACTGCGAGCCCTGCGATTTGTGGACGGTGAGCGCGTACCCGTAGGTGAACTCGTCGATCCGCTTCCGGGCGCGCCAGTCGAGCTTGGCTTCCTCGCCCGTGAAGAACTCGTTCGGGACCACGATGTCGGCGGCGGCGGCTTCGTCCTCCGACGTCACCTTCATGCGGTGGACGCCGGACACGTCGTGCATCGCGCGGTCGACCCGCCAGAGCCCGCCGTTCAGCAGGCCGCGGTCGCGCTTGTTCTTCAGGCAGACCAGCTTGTCGCCCGTAGTTGGCGCGGAGGGGCGGCCGAGCAGCCCCCGGAACTTCGTGTTGATCTGCTGCCGCGTCACGTTGCGCCCGACCAGCACCTGGTCGGCCTGCAGCACGTCCTCCTCGGTCAGGTCGGCGCGGCGGATCACCCGGCTCTGGCCGTATTGCCCCAGCGCGAGCCGGCGACCCTCGCGGATGTCGATCGACATGCGGATGATCGGGTTCCCGGCAAGCTGGCGGTGGATCTCCGTCAGCATCGTGTCCGGCTCAGCGTCGGTGAAGTAACCGGCCCCGCTTACGGGCGGGAGCTGCGCCGGGTCGCCCAGGGCGAGGATCGGCACGTTGAAGCTGAGGAGGTCGCGCGCGAGGTCTTCGTCGACCATCGAGCACTCGTCGATGACCAGCAGCGTCGCGTCGCGCAGCGGGCCGTTCGTGTTCAGCTCGTACTCAACCGAGCCATCGCGCTTCTCCACCGGCCGGTAGATCAGCGAATGGATGGTACTGGCGTCGGTGCAGCCGCGGCGCTTGAGCATCAGCGCGGCCTTGCCGGTAAACGCCGCATAGCGCGTCGAGTAGGACACGCTCTCGGCGAGCTGCTTCGCCAGCGTGGTCTTGCCGGTGCCGGCGTAGCCGAACAGGCGGTAGACGGGAGAGCTTGGGGAACGAAACCACCGGGTGAAGTCGGCGGCCGCAATCTCTTGCTGGGGCGACAGGATCAACCGCGCCTCCTTTGGTTCTCGAGGTCGCGGAAAAAGGGCTTGGCCCTGCCTTCATGCCGGGCGAACAGCGCGGTGAGCTTTTCGATCGCGTCCCACACCACGAGGGCGCGGATCTGGCCGGGATCGGGCTCCGACCGCATGCCGGCGTCGATCAATCCGGCCTGGACGATCTCGATCCGCGCGGCCTCGGCGCGCGCGGTCTCGAACATCTCGGTGATGCTCGGCTTGTCTTTGCCTGCCTCCAGAAAGGCGGCGTGCACGAGGGCCTGGCCGTCAGCCATGGTCGACCCTCGCGCTACCGAAAAAGCACCAGCCGTCAGCGGCGACGAACCGCCGCCGTCGCGGAAGCTGGATCGATCCGATCTCATGCCGCCGCGAGGGCTTGGGCGCCTCGAACACGCGGAACCGCGGCTCGCGCGGCTCGACCATGTTCGGGAAGCCCGCGGCGTGATGGGTGATCAAGTCGGCGAGGTGCCGGAAGGATGCGGAGGCGCTCGCGGACGTGCAGACCGCCGCGCGGTTCGCCATCCGCAACGCCATGTCGGCGCGCCGGCTCACGCGGCGTTCGCCTGCGGGGAGGGCGGTGCCGGATAGAGATCCGGACGCAAGCAATGTCGAGAGACGCCAGTCTCACGCTCGATCGCGAGCACGAATTCGGCGGGCGGCCCGATCTGGCGCTTCTTCACCCAGTAGAAGACGTTCTGCTGGATAGTGCCGATCTTCCGCGCCAAGGCTGTCTGACCTCGGGCTCGGTCGATCGCCAGCAGGAGGGCTTCCGTGGGCGTTTGGGGAGCTTTGGTGTCGATCATCGGCAGGCACCCTAACAGAGAGGCCTGTTAACCTACAATCTAATTTGTCCGGCGTCCACAATCGCTTTCCACAGAATTTTCTGTTAGAACGCGAGCATTCAACGAGATGGCGGACGGGAAATGGCGAAGCTGACGACCCTGGCGGATAAGGTCAGGCACATCCGAACGGTGAGGGGGATGAGCCAGCAGTCTCTCGGCGTTTTTGCGGGCGTCACCCAACAATCGATCGAGGCCATCGAGTCCGGGCGCACAAAGCAGCCTCGGTCCATCGTAGAAATCGCCGGAGCGCTCGGCGTTAATCCTGCGATGTTGGTGAACGATCAGGTCGTCCTGGACACCGAGGCGTTGACCTTCGAGCCTGTTCCGCTCTCGCGGGCTTCAAAGCCTTCGGAGATTGAGCCGGCCGAACACGCCCCCGATCATGCGAGCCTCCGGCAGGCGCCGCAGGACGTGCCGGTACTTGGGACAGCGGAAGGCGGCGCCGTAGGCGACTTCACGCTGAATGGCGAGACGATCGACTACGTACGGAGGCCGCCCGGCATCGCGAGGGCGAAGGATGTCTTCGCGCTCTACATCACCGGGCAGAGCATGTACCCCCGCTTTAACGAAGGTGAGCTAGTCTACGTCTCGACAGCCCGTCCGCCCGCGATCGGGGATGACGTGATCGTTGAGCTTCATCCAGAGAACGGCGACGCCGCCGGTCCTGGGTTCATTAAGCGGCTTGCGAAGCGGACCCCGACGAAGATCATCGTGGAGCAGTTCAATCCGCCGGCTCAGGTGGAGTTCGATCGCGCGGAGGTGAGGTCGCTCTTCCGGATCATCCCATGGCCAGAGGTCCTAGGGATCTGACAAAGTCGATTAACCAAAAAAACTGTTGCATCACAATTTAGCCTGTGAGATCGTGACCTCGTTCCCGCCGACGAGGTCACCGACCGATGCACACCGCTTCTGAAGTTCTCGACATTGCCCGCGACGCCGCCGCCGAGGCTGGCATCGCGATGTTTGACCAGGTCGGCGACCGTGCCGACTGCGGCCTCGCCGTCGTAATCCTTCCCGGCCGCTCGCCGCTGGTGAAGGCCGCCAAGGCTGAAGGCATTCGTCTGCAGAAGCAGACCGGCGGATACGCCATGTCGCTCTGCACCGGCCTGCGCACCCAGTCCCGCATCGTCTTCGAGAAGGCTTGCGACGCGTTCGTCGCGACGGCCGCCGCGCACGGCTACGAGGCGCGCACCCACTCTTGGGCCGACTGAGGTCTTCGCCGAGCCCGTCGCCGGCGGGCTCCACGAAGGCCTCGAGCCTTATCGCTTCCACCGTTTCGACCTTCGCACCTTCGTCAGAGGGAACGACCCGTCATGTCCAAAATCGCCGCTGTGAACTTCGACGCACCGGAGCCAAACGTCCTTGAAACCGCCGTTTCCCCGCTCGCCGTCGGATGGAATGCCGCCGACGGCGAGCCCATCCAGCAGCGGGAAGGGTTCGACCGGCTCCTCGCCGCTTGGCGGCGCGAGATCATGGACTACTCGAGCCCCGACACCGACAACACGCGCATCAGGCAGATCGAGAACGGCAACCGAGATCTCGAACTCGCCGCTCTGATCATGGCGTACCCGATCCCGTACGACTGGCAGATCGGACTGAAGCTTGAGGTGCTGGCCCACTATGCCGTCCTCGGCGGCGCCGGAGCGCTTCCGGGGGTGCGCCTCGTGAACCAGGCCGTTCATTTGCTGCGCGCCGACGTCGCTCAGTTGATCGACGCGTGATGCCGGCCATGACAACCATGACCGCCGAATACCGCGCCCTGACGCTCTACAGCGAGCCCCCGGCCGGCTGCATCGTCTTCCCCATCACCCGTGAAGGCTTTGAGCCGCACCTGCGCCTCGGCGAGATCGCGATCGTCGACAAGTCCGACAAGGATCTGGTCAACGGCGAGCTGTACGTGGTCGGCGTCCGATCGCCGATGGTGCCGGATGGCGTTGCGAAGCACCTCGCTCAGGTCTGGGCGCGTGAGTACCGCGGCCTCGACGGCGAGCCTTTCACCGGCTGGTGGTGGGGAGACCTGAACCGCGAGGGCCGGCTGCGACTATCCGAAGGGCCGATGTTGGCCGAAGGTCTCGCCCGGATGATCGTAGGCCGCGTGATCGGCCTCTACGCCCCGGCGGTCGAAGGGCCGAAGCGGCTGGCGGGAGCTGCGTCGTGACCGCTGCCGAGTGGATCGCGGCGGCGCGCGCGAGCGGCGTCAGCGTCTATCTCGATCCGCGCCCTAACGCGAGGCATCGGGCTTGGCTCTCCTACCCGGTGCATTGCCCAGGACTTTCAGATCCAGAGCCTTATCACCCCGAACGTTGGGACGATCTGGACGTAGAGCGCGCGGCGATCCCGGATGAGGAGCTGATCGCTGCGCTCAGGCTCGAAAGCTGCGCGGCGGTCCCCGATGGCTGACGTCATCCCGTTCCCCGCGCGCCCGCGCCTCGTGTACGCGCGCCCCGCGCATGCAGGCTCGCGAGGCTCCGTCGAAAAGTGGCAGGAGCCCGGCGGCGCCTGGGTCGTCGACCACACCTCGTCGTCCGGAGACAGCCACGGCGTTCTCGCCCGGTTCAACGCCGAGTTCGACGCCGACCGCTTCATCCGGGAATGGAACCGCAAACACGGGGGCGATGGCCCCAAGGGAGCAGCATGACCGTCCGCGAAGAGACCAAGAGGGCCGTGCTCGCCCAGATCATCACCGTGATGGAGGCCGCGGACGCCCAAGGGGTCGACCCTTGGATGGCAGCGGAGGGCGTCTATCCCACGGTCCCGACCGACGTCATCGCCGAGGCGTGGTGTCAGTTCGAAGCCGCCAAAACGGACGCGTGGTGGCGTTCCATGGAGCAGACGATCGACGGCGAGATCGTGAAGCGCGCGCTCAAGGCGCCGGGCGGCGCGGCATGACCGGGCTCAGCTCCTACGACGCCGGGATCGCTGCCGCGACTGAGGCCGGCCGCGAGATGGCTGAAAACGGCCGCGCAGTCGTGGCCGAGCGCCTTCGGCAGCTGCTGGCCGCAACGAACCTTTCTCCGCCGACCGACGAAGAGATCGATCGCGGCTTCGATGTGCGGATCAGCGTCGCCTACGTCGAGGTGCGCGAGGTCGCCCTTGTTCGCGGGTTGTCGCCGGAGCAGGCCGACGACGTCAGTTCGGCCTTCCTAGTCGCCGCGACCGCGGGGAGGACGCAGTGAAGTCCACCAGCGAAATCAGGAAGCTGTGTTCCGCAGAGGCCAAGGCCCGCCTCAAAGCCGAAACTCGCCTTGCCGAAGAGGTCATGCGCGCGGACACCGCCGAGCGCGACCTGAGGAACATGACGTTGGAGATGCGCCGGCTCAAGGAACGCTGCGAGCGCGCCGAGGCCGAGGTCGCCAGTCTCCGGAGGATCCCGGCATGACCGCGCTCTTCCTTGACGCCCGCTTCGACCAGTGCCGCACGCCGAGGTGGACCGCCGCGACGCCTGTGCTCGAGCGCGAGGTCTGCGGCGACCGCGTCATCCCTGGCCGCACCTACTGCGCCGCCTGCCGGGAGACGTTGATCGCCGGCCAGATGGTGAAGGGCAAGGTAGAGTGGTTCAACCGCGTCGGCGGGCGGCCGCCTCAGGACGTCGAACGGGACGTCGCGGAGGCTGATTTGCTGGCCCCAGATTTGGGGAGTGCAAGAGGATCAGCCGTTATGGGAAATCCCATGACGGACACCGATGCGGACAGCCCCTCCGAAAGAGGGCCTGTGGACGAGGAGGCCGAGCCCGAGGGCGACCGCCCTTTGCTGCTGGACGTCCTGAGCCTCAGGTCGGCGGGCTGGGGGATGGCGGCATGAGCAGCTTCCCTCAATCTGAGGAAACCTCCGCCAAGGGTTCGCACACTTTGCGAACCCTTCCCGACCATACGTCGTTGAGACGTCCTGTCCGCGCCCTCGACCTCGGCGCCGTCGCCCCGAACGAGGTGACGTCCACCGGGCCGATCTTCGAGAACGTCGACCCCGCGACGCTGCTGGTCGACGAGCGCTACCAGCGCGAGCTGTCGGCGAAGGGCAGGGCGCTGATCGCGAAGATCGTCGCGGGCTGGGATTGGCGGCGCTTCAAGCCGCCGGTCGCCGTCATGGTGGACGACGGCCTGGAGCTGATCGACGGCCAGCACACCGCGATTGCGGCGGCGACGCATCCTGCGGTCACGACCATCCCCGTGATGATCGTCGAGGCGGAGGAGATCGCCGACCGGGCCAAGGCCTTCATCGGCCACAACCGGGACCGGGTCGCGGTGTCCGCGATGGATCTCCATCACGCCGCGGTCGCTGCCGGCGACGAGGACGCGCTGACAATGGCCCAGGTGTGTGAGCGGGCACGCGTGGTCGTCCGTCGCCAGCCGCCCTACGCGGGCGCTTACCTGCCGCGCGAGACGGTCGCCATCGGCGCGATCCGGACGCTGATCGACAAGCGCGGCGCGCTGCGGGCTCGGCAGATCCTCGGGGCGCTGGCGGACGCGAACCTCGCGCCGATCACGTCCGGCGCGATCAAGGCCGCCGACTTCATCGTCCACGATGCCGAGATGGCCCCGGAGATCGATCTGCCGGGCCTATCGGCGGCGATCGTCGCCGCGGGGCCGACCGTCGAGCACGAAACCAAGATCACAGCGACGACGCTTTGCGTGCCCGCGTGGCGCGCGATGGCGATCGTCTGGTTCAAGGCGCGGCCCAAGCGGAGGAAGTCCGCCGCCGCCGAGGAGGCAGCATGACCATGTCCCGACAGGGCCTTGATGGCCTATGCGCTGCCCAGGCGGCCGAGCTGCAGAAGCTGCACGCGCGTGTGGCCGATCTGGAGCGAGAGCAGAAAGAGACGCGGCGGCCCGCGGTTGCGGGTGACGCCTTGCGGGAGAAGGTCAAGGACATCGTCGAAAGATCCGGGTTCGTGAACCCTGGCGTGGAGGAAGAGGCTGCCGACGACATCTTCGCGCTCTTCGCGGCTCGGGAGGCCGCGGCCGCGGCGGCGCTCCACGAAGCCGAAGCCTTCATGTCGATCGTCGAGCCCCGGAGCGATAAGGCGGAGTGTCTTCGCATCTTGGCAGTGATCCGGAACGCCATCACCGTGCTGGAGCGAGCCCGATGA